TTTACATTGAGCGCGGCGGGCAGTATTACGACATCACGCCCCTTCGCTCCACAGTAACTCTTGGGGCTGACCCGTTTACAGGCAATGGGACAACCACGGTCACGGTGACTGCTGCATCTCATGGCGGTGTCACGGGCGACTTTGTCACCTTCAGCGGGGTAACTGGAACCTACGCATCTCTGCTCAATGCAGAGTTTCAGATCACCGTCACGGGCACCAACACCTACACCATCACCACATCTTCGGTTGTTGCGGCAGGCGCAACGGGCGGCTCGGCGGTGGTGGCGGCGTACCAAATCAACGTCGGCCCAGACATTGAGGTTCCTCTGACGGGTTGGGGTGCGGGCACTTGGGGAACTGGACCCTGGGGTATTGGAACTGCAAGCACGACGCGAACGTCTATCCGTCTGTGGAGTCAGGCCAACTTTGGCGAAGACCTGATCTTTGGCCCTCGCCTGGGGGCCATGTACTACTGGGACAACACAAGCGGCGTAACCACTCGGGCAGTTGAACTATCCACCTTGTCCGGCGCAAACGGTGTTCCGACGATTCAGAATGAAATCTTCATCTCTGACATCAACCGTTTCGTGTTTGCGATGGGGTGTAACGAGATTGGCTCTTCTACCATCGACCCCATGCTGATTCGGTGGTCAGACCAAGAGAGCGCGGTGGATTGGACTCCTGCTGCAACCAATCAGGCTGGCAGCATCCGCTTGTCCCACGGGTCAGAGATCATCACGTCCGTCCAGGCCCGTCAGGAAATTGTGGTGTTCACGGACTCAGCCGTTTACTCCTTGCAATATCTCGGTGCGCCGGATGTGTGGGGCGCTCAATTGTTGGGCGATAACATCTCCATCGAGAGTCCGAACGCAGCGGCCATTGCATCTGGTGTCATTTACTGGATGGGCATAGACAAGTTCTACGCCTATGACGGTCGCGTGCAAACACTGCCTTGCGACCTGCGCCGGTATGTCTTTGGCGACTTCAACCAGTTGCAGGGCAACCAAGTCTTTGCCGGGACCAACGAAGGCTTCAATGAGGTCTGGTGGTTCTACTGCTCGGCCAACTCCACCGTTGTGGATCGGTACGTTGTTTACAACTACCTTGAGAAGATTTGGTACTACGGCACGATGGGCCGCACAGCATGGCTTGACTCCGGCCTGCGCGACTACCCCATAGCAGCCACATACTCCTACAACCTTGTGAACCATGAGCAGGGCGTGGACGACAACGTGAGCGGTGTCCCTGCGGCGATCAATGCCTACATCGAGTCTGCCGAGTTTGACATCGAGGACGGGCAGAACTTTGGCTTTGTCTGGCGCATGCTGCCGGACGTGACGTTTACAGGATCGACGGCCAACAACCCGGCCATCACCATGACGCTGATCCCAATGAAGGGGGCGGGCTCCGGGTTTAACACTCCTGAGTCCCTCGGCGGATCAAGCAGCGCGGCAGTCACGCGGTCGGCGACGGTTCCCATTGAGCAGTTCACCAACATCGTTTACATCCGGGTGCGAGGGCGTCAGTTGATTATGAAAGCCGAGTCCGACGCACTTGGTGTGGCGTGGCAGTTGGGTTCCCCCCGAATCGATGTTCGCATGGATGGTCGCAGATGAGTTTCATCATTGAAGATGCAACCGTCCCGCCGCCGCCAAACCTACCACTGGCTCCGGGGGATTACGACTCCCGGTATCAGGAGGCATTTAACAACGTCCTGCGCCTGTACTTCAACCGTTTAACCGCCCTGCTTGGACAGATCGTGACGACACCATCCCCCATCCCAATCTCTATTGGCGGCACCAATACGGATGCCTTTGGGCGGCTGCGGGTCAGTCAGCCCTACACGCTCTTCGACAGCCAGAACCGCTACGCCGCAGACAACCAGTTTGACGTTTCAACGACCGGCACGGGCACAACATCCTTCCTGTCCAATGAAGCGGCAGTCAAGATGGAAGTCACCGGGGCAGGTGTTGGCTCCGTCCTGCGGCAGTCCTATCGTTCCTTCCCGTATCAGCCAGGGAAGGGTTTGTTGGTGCTTGCCACCTTCGTGATGGACAGCAGCATGAGCCTGAACCTCACTCAGCGTGTGGGGTACTACAACGACCAGAACGGTGTGTTCTTCCAGCGCGTCGATGGGGTTTACTCTTTCGTCCTGCGCTCCTACGTCACAGGCTCTGTTTCCAATGTTCGGACGGTCAATCAGACAGACTGGAACGGCGACAAGTTGGACGGCACCGGGGACTCTGGTTACACGCTTGACCCGTCCAAGGCGCAGATTCTGTGGATGGACTTTGAGTGGCTTGGCGTCGGCTCAGTCCGGTGCGGCTTCATCATCAACGGTCAGTACATCGTCTGCCACACGTTTAACAACGCCAACGAGATCACCAACGTCTACATGACCACGGCCATCCTGCCGGTGCGCTATGAGATTGTGACCACCACCTCTGCGGTGGCGGCTTCGATGAAGGCAATCTGCTGCTCGGTTATCTCTGAGGGCGGGTTTGAGCAGACCTCCATCGACCATGTGGCGCGACGCACCACAGTCTTGGGCACCATCGGGTCCACTTTCTTGCCCGTCGTTTCTATCCGGCTTGCGTCTGGTCGAACGGGGGCTGTGGTGCTGCCAAACCGAGTGCAGGTTCTGCCCACGACCAGTCAGAACTACGAGGTGGCGCTGATCAAGAACCCCACCCTGACCGGGGCATCATGGACGGCAGTGCCCAGTGATTCAAACGTGGAGTACGACGTATCGGCCACGGCGACCACAGGCGGCACCATCGTACAAACGGACTACGTGACCTCTTCTGGCTCAGGCGGGACGCAAGGTCTTAGCGCAGCCACAGGGTACAACTTTGACTTGCAGTTGGGCGCAACAATTGCCGGAGTCAGTGACATCTACACCGTCGCTGTTAGAACTGTGTCCGGCGCAACCACAGGCGATGCGGTTGGATCGCTGTCCTTCTACGACTTGACTCAATAAGATCATGGCACGACTTCTTACAGAGCAAGAGTTTGAGCAGCGTTTCGTGCCGGAGGACACGTTCGTCCAACCCGAGCCCAGGGACATCGTGCAAACACTAGAAGGCGCAGGCTTTGTTCCTGCCCCTCAGACCAATGTTCTGGACTTGGTTGGGACGACTCCCGCTCCTGCTGCGCCCGCATTTACTGCCGCCGGTCAGCCATCAACTGACCCGCGTGACCTGATTACATATTTAAACAAGACAGACCCCAACTTTGCCCAGACCGCCCTTGATAAGTACAGGTCTGATTACGCTGCGGCGTCTGCTGAACTTCATGGGGCCACGCCAACAACGCAGTTGCCGGGTACAAATGTCAGCGGTTGGAACATCACGCCGTTTGAAACCTATCGTCCAGACCCAAGCGGGATGGACATACCGGATCGGCAGGTTACTGATGCGGACAAGATTCTTGGTGGGTACAACGCCACTAAGACCACCTTTGGTGAGAGCGGCAAGCCGATTGAAAACACCCTCACCTACGATGCAAACGGCGCAATAACAGGCTCAACTCAGCGGGTATTTACCGGCGGGGACAGTGGCTATGTGATTTACCGTGATGCAGCCGGTAACATAACCGGCGGTAATGAGTTTGATTACTCTGAGGCTTGGAAGAGCACGGCAATACCGCTTGCCCAAATGGCTCTTATGGCTGCAACTGCCGGTGGAGCGTCAGGATTTTTTACGCCTGGAGCCGAAACAGCACTTGGTCAGGCATTGGGAACCGCAGGCTCAAAGGCTCTAGGGGCAGGAGCCCTTGGCGCTATTGGTGGCGGCACGATGGCAGGATTGCAGGGCCAAGATATTCTAAAGGGCGCATTGGTTGGTGGCGCTACAGGCGCATTGAGCACTGGTGCAGGCGAACTTCTTGGCAAGAAGGCGGGGGAGTTAGCAGGAGCCGCATTTCAGTCAAGCCCTGAAGTTGCAAGTATTGCGCGAGATGTTGCGTCCGGCGCAGTCACGGGCGCTGCAAGGGCACTCCCGGGGGCAGTTGCAACAGGCGACTATGGAAGCGTTGGAATTGGCGCTTTGACCGGGGCCGGAGGCAAAGTAATTGGGAATGCGCTTGGGGATACCGCAGAAAAAATGGGTATCAACTTGACGCAAAAACAGTTAGATACCGGCATAAATCTGGTCCGTGCAGTTCAAAGCGGCAACACAACCGCGATGGTCAACTACGCCGCTCAACTGACCGGCAGTCGAGATGCAAACGTAGCCGCCAAGGCGTACACCACGCTCAAGGCTTTCCAATCAGGCAATCCATTTGCGGCTGCTGCCGCTTTCATGCAACTTGGTCAGGCTGTTGGTGGCGGCACAACCACCGCCAGAACATCCGGCGGGACACAAGTTGCGGGCGCAGGACCTGGAGATTTTGAAACAAGGTCTATTATTGAACCAGGAGATATGGGCGGCACTCTTGTCCCCGGCGAGGCGGGCGAAGATGTCGATCCCAATAGGGTAGTTGTTGCGGGCCGAAATGACCCAACAGATTTTCTTTCCTTGTTTGATATTGACACGGCAAGCACAGGACTCTCAACAGACCGTGCCAATCAGAGGGTTGAAGTTGAAGCCCCTCGCTCCAGAGAAGACATTGCCCTGGATTACTTCTTCTACCCAAATGATGAGGGTGTTGCAGGTGGTCCTGCGGGGCAGAAAGTCGATGTCTTGGGTAATCGAATCGCCGATCAGGCGGTTGATGTGATTGATCTATTTGATCGGGACACTGCAACTCAGAAAGTCACTGAGACTGCGCCGACCGACATCACCAACCAAAAGGTGGTGCTGCCCGGCAAGAAGGTTGAGCCGTGGTCGGGTGAGCCGTTTGATTTGGTTGGCATGCCTGCCGACGTTGCCAGTCAGAAGGTTGGGGTGACAAGCACAAAACTGCCCCCGGAAGTGACCACTCCTGCCACAGCGCCTGCTCCCGCATCCCGTCCTACGCTGTCCGTTAACCTACCTACCAAGCAGAACTTGGCGATGCCGACTGCCCGTCAGCAGGACATGAGTTACATCACCGATCTGCCGCTGTATCGGTCGGTGTTCTATGAGCGCCAACAGCAGGCAGAGCGTCAAAAGGAACTTGCCCGCGCCTTGCAAGAGCAGGAAAATGCTGACCCATACGAGCGTTTAATGGCGTTGGCAGAGCAGAACCCCAACATGGCGGTTGATGAACTGATGAAGATTGT